GGTGCGTAATCACGTACCAAAGGAAGTCATCAAAGAATCCGTAGAACTGTCGCTCTCTCGTCGCCTGTGCCCTTGGGACCACGTTCATCTTTATCACTCCTCAAACGGTTTGAATTGAACACTTCACTGCGTCCGGCCAACGCCGGTCAGATATGACCGCTAGACTTGATGCGTTGCATGAACCCCTTGGCGTCGCCTGCGGGCTTGCTTGCCCCCGCCGACTCCATCAACGGCCGGGATGTCGCCGGTTTCGCCGGACCCGCTATCAGCGGCCACGACTCCAACAGCAGCATCCGATGCGCGTCGTCCTTCGCTTCGACCAACGCCTTCACACGTTCCGGCTTCGCCTCCCGACGCGATTCCATCAGCGTCAACCGGGCCGCGAGTTCGGCGTTCTTGCTGGACTGCGATTCGATCAGCGACCGGAGGCCCTTGATCGACTCCAGCACGACCGACTCCGCAACCGGCACATCGGCCGCCGGAGTCTCCGCCGGAGCCGCCGCACCGCTCTTGAGCGTTTCGTGAGCCGTCAGAATCTCCTCAATCCGAGCCAGCTTGGCCGCGACGTCGAGCGACTCGTCCTTAACCACGGCCGCCACCGCCTGCTCGAAAGCGGACGCGATTGCCTCATCAGGATTCGCCTCGACCTCCGTGCCGCCGTCCGACATCGGCATGTCGTAGGGAGTGTCCATCAAAGCAGCGTCGCCGCCTTCCATCTCCAAGAGATGTTTCGCCTTGTAAACCAAACACTTGCCGGACTCAACCAGCTTCCGAATCGACGTTTTGACCACTGTCGCCCCCTCGTCGGCATCGACCGACTCAAAGATTCCTTCGTTCGTTGCCGGGCGTCCAACAATGTCCACCGATACGGCACTTGTCAGCGACTCCACCACCGTCTGGCCATCCCTTCGGACCGTCTCCCCTTCGGCATTGTGCGACAACCCGAACTGCTTCGGGAACCGCTCCGCCGACTCGCAGACGGGACTCGCCGCCGGATGACTCTTGAGAAAGTGGAGATCCCCGTAGACGCCGTCGTCCTTCCGCGTCACCCCACGCAATTCACCGAACCCTTCGAGGAACCCACGCTCCGCCTTCGGCCGCGACTTGTCGGGATGATCGACGTTGACCTTGAGGCCCTCGTAGATGCGGACGCCGTCATCCATCGCCTTGTCGGAGTAGACCCGGCCGTTCTTCGAGACCCTCCCGAGAATCTTCACCCCGCGAATTACACCGGCCTCCCGGTCCACCGCGTCGGCCGCCAGACTCTCGCTGACGACGGTTTCGAGCATCTGCGTCCTGATCGACTTCATCGCCTTCGTTTTCATATCGACTCCGTTTGTTTGTGTCGCGTCATCTTGTTGACTGCGGACCAACGTCAAAGGGATTCGACTGGAGAAACAAAACGAACGCAAGCGACGTTCTCAAAAAAGATTTCGCACGTCCGCCGCAGTCGGCTCACCGGGACGCCGCCGAGATTCAGCGTGACTTCACCGGAGCCATCGCATACGATATGTAGCAGCGACAGTTGTGAACCACGACGCCGCCGCAAATGTAAAGCTCGTCCCCGCTCACTTGGAGATCGTAAACATGGCCCCTGTACCGACGATGATTGACCTCGACCACTTCGGAAGTCGCTACCTCGCTGGCGAACCTGTTGACAAACTCGCTCCAGAGGCCGGAGGCCGTCCCGTCTGGTTCTACGGGTTGATGAAGCGCAACGGTTTCGTTCGACCTCGACAGCCCGGAAAGAAGCGGATCATCCTCGTAGACGCCGATTCGATTGCGAGTCGCTATTCCGCTGGCGAGTCCGAGTTGTCCTTGTCGCGTTCGGCCGGAGTGTCCCGAGCCGTCATTCGCCGCCATCTGGTAGAGAAATGCGTCCCGCTCCGCAATCAGTCTGAGTCGGAGTCCGTCAAGTGGAGCCGCATGACCGAGGCTCAACGCCGATCCCAAGTCGCTCCCGCACACATCGCAGCCCGTGGCCGCGTCGTCACCGCCACCGAGAAGTCCCGGCGTTCCTCCACTCACGAACGAACCGGCTCCCGTTCGTCTCCGCTGGAGCAACGATTCGTAGAGTTGCTCGCCGTCTCCGGCGTCGCGTTCACCCAGCAGAAGTCCGTTGGGCCGTACAACCTCGACTTCGCCGTGAAGGAACTCCCCATCGCCGTGGAAATCTTCGGAGGTAACTGGCACGCCTCCGGCCGCCATCTCGCCAGTCATCCGGAGCGTTGCAAATATCTCCTCGACAACGGCTGGTCGATTATCATCATCTGGGTTGATAGCCGAACTGACCCGCTCACCGTGAAGGCTGCTGAATACGTTGCGGCCTTCGTCGAGCAGTCCCGCCGCGACCCATCCCTTGTCAGTCAGTACCGGGTGATTCTTGGTGGCGGACAGGACGCTCCCGTTCGCAAGTCGTATCTCAACACTCGGTCCATCATAGAACGATTTGGCCGCCGCGATGATTGACCCCGGCACGTTCACCAGTTGCCCCGGCAGAACGCAGTTCACGTGCGGTTCCGGAGGCCCACCCGGAAACTTGCGGGACCACACCGGCCGCGTCGTGCCGTTCAGCGGGGCACAGACGGGGCAGACCTTCGCGTCCCCGGACGTCACCCAATAGTCGTCCTTGCTCAGCCCGACGGTTTCTTCGACCCCGTATTCCGAGCCGAAGTGTTGCGCCCGCGTCGTCTCCGTCGTCGCGACATTTGACCACCGGGCCGGGCCGAGCCATCGCACCGTCACTTGCCGGAGATCCGCCAGACTCACCGGCTTTCCGCCCACGACGATTCCACGCAGCGACACACGAAGCCCCGTCCGCGTGTTCCGGACCATCTCCTTCGCGATCCTCGCCCCCGTCCGTGTCGCCCACGCTTCCGCCCGTGCCGCCGCTCTCACCTTGTCCAGCCCGTGAGCGAACGCCGACGCCGCGAACGTCAGTAGAAGCAACGCGATCAAGACCTCTTCGATTTCCTTTCGGGAATCGTCCCACCACGTTTCCGGGACGTTCCGGATGTCCGGCGGATTGCCGAGCAGCTTCTCCAGCTCACGCCGTTGGTTCGCCCCCACACGGGACAGCAACGCCGCCAGCTTCGCCTCACGTTGCATTCGGTCTTCGAGTTCAGCCACGCGACCCCCCAGCTACGCAACACCGCCTCAGCACATACCGCTCGAATCGAGCCACTCCGTCTGGCTCGACTCGGATCACGCTCGCAACGTGCCACCCTAGCAGGGCTCGCATCAGCGGATTGACCAGCCGCTTCAACGGGGTCGAGTGATTTTCGTTCGTCAGGTCTGACCCGAGCCATTTCACCGGAGCATCTCCTCCAGCGTCATCGCCCGACAGCTCGCCACCACTTGCGCCGCTATGAAACCGTGCATCCACCACTGTCTCTCCTGCGAGGTCTTCCCGCCAGACGGGTACGGGCAGACGTCCGCCGACTCATGCCGCCGGAAGGCCGCGAAGCCATTATGTTTGATCACACCGGAAGACCGCCGCCTAGCCGTCGCCTCGCCAGCGTTTCCGATCTCTCCGCACTCAGCATCCGTCGCCATCGCCGTCCCTTTCGTGTTCAACGCCTCACGGGTAATCCCGGATCGACCGCAAGACCTGCAACGCCTCTTCGGTCGTCTCCACCGATTCGAGAGCCGCACCGACCGCCGCCTGTTCCGTGTCGCTCAGTTCTGGAGCGTCTACCGCTCCGTCGGCCGCGTCGGTCAAGTACTCCTCCGCCTTTGCGTCCGGGACGCCCAACGCCGTCAGCGTGCCCTTAGCGATGACTCTGGAGCCGCCCGCGATGAACGCCTCCAACGCCTTATTGATCGCCCTCGTGTTCCGGTCGAATTGCCGGGCGGATAGCCCCGACATCTCACCACCTCCCGCAGAGACAAGATCACCCCCCTCCGTCGCCGTTGAAGGATCGCCACCCATGCCCGGAATCGGTCCACCGAATCCGCCACCGCCAGCCGCCACCGCCGGAGCCGCACCGGCTGCGACCTCCTCTTCGTAGTCACGACCGAGTTCCACCGAGGCCGTACGAAGCGACGTCGCCCCGAGCGCGACCTCCTTCACCAATTGATCGACAAGCTGCGACCGATCACGGCTCGCCGGACTCGTGAAGTCCACCGTGATGTCGATCAGTTCTTCCAGCCGGTCGCACGGGATCCCCCGCGTGTCGAGCCACCCGAGCCGATCCGCGTACCGAACGACCTTCCACAGCAGCGACTTGTACGCCCCGCCGTAAAACTGTTGATCCGCCTCACGGGCCTTGACGAACGGGGCCTCCGCCACCAGCGACGACGCGAAGTTATTGTTCGAAGGATCGCCGCTAATCATCGCGTACTGCATCAGCCACCGCGTTCCGATCAGCCGCTCCAGCATCTCCTCAACCACTTGGAAGCCTGCGTTCCGCTCCGCTCCCAGCGGGCCGGGTTTGTACTGCTTGCCTACCCCCACCCGAAGAATCGACCCTTCACGATAGGTGACGGTCCGCTCCGTCCGGTTGCCGTTCCGGCCGTTCTGGACGTTCCCGCCGATCCCGGGAGATCCCGAACCCATGATCTGAGACGACGGAGTCCCCGCCGCGTACTCCTCAATCCACGCAATCGCCGACTGGAGAGCTGCACCGTGGGACAGGTTGCGAACCAGCTTTCCGACCCGGTTGATCCGGTCGAGTACCGCCAGCCAGTCGGATACCCCACGCTTGGCGGATCGCGGGACGTTCCGCTTGATATGGACGAACCGCTCCGGAGGAAAGAACTCGTAATCGCGACCGGCTCCGTCGTAGACGACGTGGTAGCCCTTCGCCCGAGACGGACGTTTGAAATCCGACAGCACGCCGAACGACCACGACGGGACGAACGACTCAAAGTCGATTCCGAACGTATGACTGACCCACGGCTCAAGGCTCCGTCCCGCCATCGGCTCCGTGAGCTGTACCGTCTCAATCGGCTCGCAGACGATGTCGTTGCCGTCCCGCTCAATCGGGCAGCACGCTTCGCCGTCGTCCCGGCTCCGCTGGTGAATCTCGGTGTCCAGCCCGTTGATGAACCCGTTGGTTTCGACGAACCGGTCCACGATCCGCTTCACGTCGTCCACCAGCTCCGGCGGAACATCCTTCCGAGCCGCCGCCCGGACTCCGACCTCGATGCCCTTACCGAAGATGTAGACCCGCAACGCCGTCGTGACAGCTTCCGTCAGCTCGTTCAGGCCGATCACCCGACGCACGGCCGCCAGTTGTCGGTGAAGGTCTGACTCGAATTGGTAGACCGGGCGGAACTTTCCGTCGCTCCGGTCTTCGATGATCGCGAACGCACCGCCGGGCACAGAGCCGGTAGCGGAGTCCCAATCGTTTTGCGGGAAGTCTTCCCACGGGACCATGTCGCCCCACGCAGACTCGACCAGTTCTTCGGTTGCCATGTTCAGCGGGCCTTCCGTGCGGATTGCACGGGGCCACGCTATTCCGGCCGCCCGTTCACGTCAAGACGTCCGCCATTGTCACCCACCGCCCACCGCTTCCACGTCGTTGCGTCTTGCAGACGCGACAGCCGTTTCTCCAATCGCGGACTGGAACGCCGAGAACAAGGCAGTTTTGTCCACGTCGTCAATGTCCAATTGCATGTTCTCGCTTCGCTTTTCGTTCCACGCATCGAACCACTCGCACCAAGCGTCGTAGACAGCGTACGGGCCGTGAATCGGCTCCAGTTCGATTGCTCTCGCATCCCACGGAGCGACGTTGTAGTTAATCGCCTTCGTTTCAATCACTGATCGCCGTCCCTTCGTTTTCCTCGCCCGCGTCCAGAATCTCCTGCGCCCTCCGCACGATCCCTTCGAGCACTGATGCCACCGACCGGAGTTCTTGCGGAAGGTCGATGGACTTCGCCGCCGCATCCTTGATCCGTTGCCCTTCGCGGTAGCTTTCGCAGATGTCGAAGTCTTTGCTTTTCGTCGGCATTTGACTGACAATATCGGCCCCCGTGATCACTGCCATCTCGTCCCAACTGATTTCCACCACGTACCGCGACGGATAGCCTCGCCCACCGACATCTGTTTCAACCGCCAAGACTTTCATCGCAGCACCCTTTCGTTTGAGATTTGCCACACCACCCGCCCACCACAACGACGGCCGCCCGCGACCGGCTCACGAGATTTGACAGGCCGTCCGCCCCCGCTTGCTGTGCCGTCTCGGCTCAGGAGTGAAGTCCAGCCCCTCGAACGCCTCCCGGAACTTCCTGAGTGCCGACGCCTCGATTTTGTTCATCTGTTGCCGTGTCATCACGTCCTCGCCGGACGCCACCGCCAGCGTGTGAATCTCGCATATCCTCAACCCGGCTCCGATTCTCACCAGTTCCAATAACTCTTCCGAAGACCGATTGACCGGCCGCCCGGTTTCCGTGTTCTCGAATGTATGCTCGCCTCGCCTTGGCATTTCCAACCCTTCGTTTTTCGTCATGCGGATTCGACACCGCCGCCGCAACGACGGGCCATCCCCAAGGGATCACGCTGACACGGACGACATTTCCGTCTCGTCCGAGATCCAGCACCCGTCGAGAATCGTGTTGAAGGCGTCGGCGCAAGCGTCCACCTCGTCGTCGGGAACGGACGAGTCCGGGAACCGGTCCAGCCGGTCGAGTAGCCGCTTGTTCCAGTCGGCCCTCACCATGTCCACTTGCCCCGAGTTGATCGCCGCCGCCACCCGCGTCGCCCGCGTCGCCTTGTTTCCGATCACCGGGCCGCTCGACCAATTGCAGCCGTTCAGCAACCGAGCGAAATGATTGACCTGCGATTTCCCGGCCTGCCCCGGATCTTGCGGCAGCCGTTGATGAACGCTGAGCCCGTCCATGTCCGCCGCCTGTTTGATCCTCGCATCCCGGCCTCCCGTCTCCCACTGACCTGAGATCATGTCCAAGATCACGTATCGCCCGTTCGTCTGGACGCCCATCTTGAGACCAACCGTCCAGTCTCCGCTCCCTTCCAACGCCGCCAAGTCCCACGCCCTCACGCAGTGGGTCGCCGTCGGCTCGTAATCCAGCACGCCGATACTCCCCGCCCGGAAGAACATCCCGCCCGTGAGCCGGACTTTCCAGTTCCCGCCCAGCAGCCGCTCCCGCTCCACCGTCGGCAGTGCCATCAGGTTCGCCCGGTAGCCGGGATCCAACCGCTCCAACGCCGGATTGTCCTCCAGCTTCGCCGGGATGAACGTCAGCGACTTCGGGAACGATCCGGGATGTCGCCGCCGGAGTTCCTCCGCCGAGTCACCCCACACCAAGACATCGTCCACCCGGACGAACCATCTCAGCACGCCAGCCCGGTCGAGGTTCGGGTAGCCCGTCTCTTGGTCGATCCACCACGACACCAACTCCGCCACCCACGAGTCGGCGTCCGGGTTTGTCGTCGCCCTGATGTACGGCTTGATCCCGCACGTCGAGCGGTTTCGGCTAAGGAAGTACCAGAACTGCGACTCCGTGAAGTGCGTCAGTTCGTCCCACAAGATCAGAGCGATTGCGGACCCCTGCCAGTCGAGCTTCGTCGCTTCGTGTTCCATGTGGGCGAACTTGACCCTCGCCCCCGAATCGAACTCCCATTCCAAGGTCGATTGCTTCGCCACCCCGCCGAGCTGTGGGTAGATCTTCCACGACTCATCCCACAGCGACCCGGCGTTCCGCACTTGGACCGAGGTTCGGCGAAACGTCACCGCGTTAAACGACGGAAGCTCGATGTGACGCAGCGGTTCCGCAATCAACGCCCACGTCTTCCCGCCGCCAGCCGCGCCGCCATAGATCGCGATGTCCGCCGGAGTCGATAGGAAATCGCTTTGCGGACCTGCGTGCGGAGCCACGTCTTCCCACTCTTCCGCCGCGACAGCTCCCGTCATCCCTTGGGCCGCTCATCCAGTTCTGCCACTGGTTCCCGCCCGTTGTGCGGAAGGAATATCCGAACAACCTTCCGAGGCAACGCCCCGGCTTCCGGCTCGACCGGGACTCGGCTGGCGAATCGGCCCGCCATGTCCGCCGCGATGTCGTCCATCTGGTTCTGCCGTTCCATCATCACAATGGCCCTCGCCGCGATCCCCTTCGCTCTGTCGTTGCTGTCCAGCAGGCGAGCCAGCGTCAGGAACGCCTTTTCCATCACGGTCATATCGCCACGTTCCGTGATCTGGCTCGTCAACTGCCCCATCGGAACACGCGTCGGCCATCTCATCGACCTAATTCCGCTCATCTGTCCGCCTCCAATCCAGCCCACCGCCCGAGAAACCAGCCTCGCTTCCGCGACCGGACGCATCGGCGACACTTCGACGGGATCAGACGTAGCTGCCCCATCCCCGACGGCTTCCGCCCGGAGGCCCTCGTTTTCGGCCTTCCGGACTCGTCGCCGCAGCTTCCGTTCTTTCCCTGACGCCATGCGTCGCCCCCAAAGGTAGCCAGCGGCCGTCCGTGATTTCAACCGAAACACTTCCGATTCGTTGGAATCCGCAGACTCAGCCTCTGCACAACGCCAAGAACTCCGACCGTGCCCGAGCGTCCCCGATCAGGATTCCCCGCATCGCACTTGTGACCATCGTTGCGTCCGCCTTCCGGACACCCCGGCAGCTCATGCAAGCGTGCTGGCCCCGAACCACCACGGCCACGCCCTTCGCGTCCAAGGCGTTATCGATTGCGTCCGCGATCTGAGCCGTCAACCGCTCTTGAATCTGGAACCGTCTTGAGAAGCAGTCCACCAGCCGGGCCAGCTTGGACAGCCCCACAACCTTCCCCGGCACGTAGCCAATGTCCACCGTCCCCGTGAACGGCAGGAGGTGATGTTCGCACAACGACGTGAACGAGATCCCCGAAACGACCACCATCTCGTCGCACTTCTCGTCGAAGGTCTTCGACAGAATCACAGCCGGATCGTCCGCGTAGCCGCTCGTCATCTCTCGGAACGCCTTCACGACACGCTTCGGCGTCTCCAGCAGACCGTCCCGCCGAGGATCTTCCCCGCACCATTCGATTAGCCGGACGACAGCGTCCTCCGGCGCGTGTTGGACTTCCCACGGGAACTTGATCCAGCCCAGCCGCTCGTCCCCGCTCCCGTCCTTCTTGTCCCACAGTCCGACGAATGGCTTCCCCGTGTTCGCGTACCGCTGGCGAGTTGCCCCGGAATCCACGAGATCGTCCACGATCACGTCCGCTTCGCTCACCGCGTGAACCATCCGGCCCGACATCGCCGCGACGATCACCCCGCCTGTCGGCACGCCGTAGACCCGGCTGAACCCGCTGAGCTTCGTCTCAATCCTCGCCACGACATCTTTCCACGAGACTTCCGTCACCGCTGGCCGAGCAGTTTGTGTTGTTGCATCGAGAGTTTCCACTTCGTCCCCTTCACCAGTTGTTCGCACCATGCCACCGCACGCGGATCGGGCTCCAGCCCGGCGAACGTCGGCGAAATGTAATACTGCTCCGCCTCAACCACCGTTTCCGGCAACGCCTGTCCGTAGCCTCGCACGTACTTTACCTCCGTCGCCGTCCGCTGGCGGATCGCGTGTTCCGCGACCTTGGGCGAGACCGTGATCCAGTCGATGCCGTCCGGCAACGCCTTAGACCCGTTCGTCTCCACCGCGATCAGGAATCCCGCATCGTGCAGACTTGTCACGAGATCCGCGTCCAACTGCAGCGCAGGCTCCCCGCCTGTCACCACCACCCAGCGGCACACCTCGCCCGCTTCCTCACGAACCCACGACACCAGATCGCCGAGCGTCATCGTCCGCCCGGATTCGAACTCCGTGTCGCAGTCGAACCCGCCCGGCGATTTCGGCCCCGGCTCCATCGCACACCGCAGATTGCAGCCAGTGAACCGAAGGAACACGCTGTCGTGTCCCACTCGCCCGCCCTCGCCTTGCGGCGACCGATAGACCTCGTTCACCCTGTAAGTCATAGCGTCACCTCAGCATGGCAGTTTTCTGTCTCCCACAACACGACCTTGACAAGCTCGACACCCGAGCCAGCCAGCACCAGCGGGCCGACCCACCGCAGAAGATAGTCCGCCATGTTCTCGGCCGTCGGGTTATTCGGCAACTGGAACAGCTTCGAGCCTCCGACACTTCGCACAGCCTCCACCGCCTCAGCGTCGCCCACCCACGCGATGAACCCGTGATCCCACTTTTCGTCTATCCACCCGCCGACCCGCTCTTTCAGGACCGAGAAGTCCACCACGCGGCCCACGCCATCGAGTTCGCGAGAGTTCGCAGCCGCCGTAAGGAACGCCACGTAATTGTGTCCGTGCATGTTCCGGCAGTGCCCCTCGTGGCCGAACACCCGATGCCCCGAGCAGAATTGTATCCGTCGCGTTGCTGTTATCATTCCGTCCCCTTCGACTTCCATCCTACCATCACAAGCGACCACACGAACCCGCCGCACACCTTCGCCGCCACCTGAAACGCGACGACAGGCACCAGTACTCCGCCGAACGCCACCGTCAGGAACACCACCGAGTCCGCCACGCTCGCCGCCGCGTTTGATCCGTTCATTCGCACCAGCTTCGGCCGCCCCTCAAGCAGCCGGTACGTCACCGCGTCCACCACGCCAGCCACGAGGAACGCCGCCCCGCTTGCCACGCACACGGCCGCCGGAGCCGCAACCATCGACAACGCCGAGCCAGCCGCCACGAGGCCGATCATCCGAGGCCAGAGCCAAGGCCCTCGCCATCGCTCGTGAAGAACGTCGCGAGCCGTCATGTCGAACGGGATCAGGACCACGCCCGTCAGCGGCAGGACCCACGGGCCGAAGATCGCCACGAGACCATTCGCCGCCACCGCCGCCGCCAGATAGAACCCCACGACCGCCCAGCTCATACGACGACCTCCACCTCGGCCCCGTTTTCGCCATCCTCAGACACCGAAACCGACACTGCCCCGAACAGCTTCAACAGTTCCGCTGCCCACGTCTCGCAGGACCATCCTTCCGCGTGCGGCTTCACCGACTCAATCGCCGCGAGGCAGTCCCGCTTCCGTTCAATGAACTCGAACTCCCGATCCAGTTCAGACACTGTCCACGCGATCCTGACCTTGAACAGATGCCGGTGGCGACTCCGCAGGTACTCGTGTTTTTCTGGCGCGTCGGCCCACAGGTGCCACGCCTCGAACTCCAGCGTCACCCACACCCGCGTCCGCGTCGATCCGGTCGAGTTGTTCATGATAGTGATTGATCCCCAACGCTTGGCAGTTTTGTTGAATCGCCAGAATCCTCAAGGTGTGCTCGTAGCTCACGCGGCTCCCGAGCGTATAAGCCATGTCTCGACCGAACCGCCCGACGCTTCCGCCGAGTGCGAACTCCTGCCACCCACTGAACCACCGAATCGCACTCGCCCACGCCGACGAGTCGCAGGAGTCTATCGGCAACGCGACCGACATCGGAGACGGTGTCACGCCGAGCAGATGCAGCCACACCCCCGGATGACGCCCCTTCCACTCCAGCATTCTTGACAGTGCCCCGCATCGATCCGCCCTGTTCGCGTCAACCATATTTCCGCACATGATGATCGAGTGCGTTTCCGCCAGCTCGTCGAGGTATTCCCACCCGTCGAGGATCGGATGGAACACCGGAGCGATCTTGAGTCCCATCGCTTCGAGCGATGCCCGCGTCTCCCGCTTCCGGACCTTCCCGCCGAGGTCGATCTCGACCAACGCGAACGCCTCGCCGCTCAGCTCTTTCCCGACCCTCGTGTAGTGATCGAGCAGGCCAGCGAACCCGTCCACCTGTTCCGGCGGAAGCCCAAGGGCCTCCGTCAGTTGGATGCCGTTGTCCCTCGCGTGAGCCGAACACAGCTCGAAGACCCCGGAATCGAGCAGGACCTTGACGCCGCTCGCGATCCACCCCCTCACGCGGGCGAGATCCGCCTTCGACTTGATCGAGGTTATCGGAACGAGGATCGCCCCGTATTCCTTCGCGACGATCTCCCCGTCGCTGATGCCAGCCGCCAGAAAGTAAACCGTTTTAGGCATAGTTCGTGATCGCCTCCGGCCCGCTGGCATCCTCCACCCAGTCCAGAATCACCCCGCACACGAACGGCAGCGGATGGACAATCACGACCGGCCGGACCTTCGCCGTCGCCGTCAGTAGCACGAGCGGGCCGCCGTACGGGCAGAACATCGCCGCGTCCCCGCACATCTCAAGGAACCGGCCCCACACCCGCCAGTCGTTCATCACGTCCAGACACGCGACGAAATGGCGGTCGGAGATTCGGAACACCTCCCCGCGTTTGACTTCGTGACGCGGCTTGTAGCCTTCCGTCACGCGGAGCCGGTCCAGCGTCTCGCCATCCGGATCTTCGATGCGTTGGGATCGCTCGACGTCTTTCGCGTCATCCGACAACCGGCGGAACATTTCCTTCAACGCCGGGCTTTCGAGCTGGACCTTCCCAAGCAGGGCGTCAACAGCCGCCGAGTTCGTGGTCGCCATCGCTCCGATTGGGTCGAACGTCGCCAGCATCTCGCGGGCCTCGTTCTCCGTCAGGTCCGTCACGAGGACGGGGACGATCTGGTCGCCAGCTTCCTCACGGCGCAGATGGCCGTCGATCAGCATCAAGCGACCGTCTGGCAGCTCCACCGTCAGTTCCGCCCCGGCGAAGCCGATGGCTTCGAGGACAGCCCGCAACGCGGCCCGCTGCTCCGGCGGATGCTCCCGCCAGTTCTCAGGATTCACCACCAGCGACGAAGCTGGGACGCGACGCAGTTCTTTGATCCGATCACGAATTACCATCAGCCGACCCCCGCACGAGTTCAGTTCTTCGTGCGATCATCGACTTCCGATCCGCTGCCGTCAAGGACTCACGGTACGCCGTCCGCCCGGTAAAGCCCGCCAATGTCCTCCCCGGCCCACTTCCCACGAGCCAGCCGGACCTTCACGAACTCGTGCCCCTTCGAGGTCCAGTCCTGATGAAGCGTCACAAGGCGATCCGCCACCACCCGGCCGCGTTCCACGTAATCGCACCCAATTGACATCACGGAGAACCCGTACCCCGACGCCAGCAGCAGAGCCTCCTTCAATCGATACTGCCTCGCCCTTCGTTGTTTCTTGCTCACGCCATCACCTCCACCGGATGCTTGGCCTTGAACTTAGCGATCCGGCCCTCGACGGCAGACGGCTCGAGCAGTTCACCCACGTTCGCGACGCGGCTTTTGCTCGCCGTATCCACGAACCGGACCCACACCTTGCCACCGGATCGGCCGCCCGGTCCACTCACTTCAATCTCGAACTTGCCGTGCGTTTCGCGTTTCATCGTTTGCCCCTTTCGTCGTCCGTTTAGGATTGCGGTCACGTCAACCGCGTTGGTCTATTTATACGCTCGCCACTCCACAGAGTCAACGGAACTCGCCCGCGTTTTTCTTGGAATCTTTCCGACCCCGCTTTCAGCCACGGAGTGCCGAGTTGTACCGGCGGGCGTCGCCCTCATTCAGGAACACGCAGACAAGCCGATCCCCCGCCGTCCTGATCACCGCGTATCCGCCGTTGACCGTCCGGCGCACGCACGTCCCTGCCTGCACATTGAGGCCCACGCACTGGCCGTCCATAATGACAGCGACCTTCGTGGTCGACTCGCGATTCCGATAGGTTTTCAAAGTCGTCAGCATCTTTTCGCCCCCTGTTCGTCGTCTTCCGTCGAACGACCCGTCCGCACGTTGCGGCCGAGTCTTTTCATTCAGCGTCCCCAATAACCCCACGACATCGCCATCGCCACGTCAGAAGCATACCCCTCGGCCATGAATCTTCGGACATCCGCGAAGCACGACTCCGCCCATTGTGATCGCTTGATCTTCCCGATCAATTCGGCAGCCTTCGCCTCAACCCAGCATTCCGAGAAATTGTTCATCGTGGTCCCCGTTCGTCGTCCGTTCGGTTTGTCGCAACCGCGTTGGTTGCATGTAGGGAGTATCGTCTCCCCGCGTTCGTTTGTCCACATCAATCCGCGTGTTTTTTTCGGAATCAGCGAAACAGTTTCACCGACCCACCGGCCGCCGTGTCCCGCCGCTTCAACAGATCGTTCACGACCTCGAAGAGTTCCGGTCCGGAGAACTTATCGAACCCACGCCGGACAAGCTCTATCCTCTCCAGCACCGCCCACGCCTCCGGAGCCAGCGACACCATCGCCGCCGCTTCCGTCGCCACTTTTTCGGCCCGCTTGCGATCCCCGTTCGTCAAAGCGTCGTTGACCATCTCGTTCAGTTCTTCGATCTCCAATAGCCCGGCGTCAGTTCTGTGCATTCCGTCCCGGACGAAGTGATGCACGTTCAGCGGGATTCGTCGCGTTTCGTTCATCGTCTCGCCTTCCCCGGCTTTCGCCGTTTCGTTTTCTTGGTTTCGGATGCGCGGATCAACCGGCGCAAGCAGTTGTCCACCATTGCGAGAAGGCATTGATTTTCACTCGTCACCGCTGCCAGCATGTCCAGCACTGCCGAGATGTCTCCCATCCTTACGGCGGGCCAGCCATCCGGCTCGTGATCGCGTTCAAGCAGCCGCAACCGTTCTTTCACTTCGCCGTTCACAGATCCCCCTCGCACGCTTCGGCCGCGATCTCAAGGCATTCCGCACGGTCCGGCCCCGCTTCGATCTCCGCCACGATCTCACCGGACCGCGAAAAGCTCGCGTCGTCCGACAACACCCGCGTCAGCCCGTGAGACTCAAGACAGTAGCCGTCGATCACCCACAGACGATCCACACCGATGCGGGCCGTCCAGTAGACCTTCCCCGGATCGTCACTACGACGGGCCGGAGTCGGGACCGTCGCCCGGTCGTGCAGTGCCCCTCCGTCCTCAATTCCTTCCACCAAGGCTTCGATCTCCGCCTTGAGATCGTCGATCCGCCGAAGACGGCTGTCGTGTTCCGTCACCGCCCTCGCCATCTCACCCGGCCCTTGCGGGTAATAGTCTCGACCGTTCGGCCCCGTTTGCTTGACCGCCCGAAAGGCCGCGTCCAAGGCTTCCGACGCCTCGCCCAGCGTTTCCAGCAGCTCCGCTTTGCTCGTTCCGTTCAAGTGTACCGTCGGCAGTTGAATCGTCATCTTGCACCCTTTTTTTGAAGTTTCCCACACATCACGAGGCCAAAAACTTCGCCGCTTCTTGGAGTCTACTAGCATCTCGTCCTGTCGGACGTGTCACCGTGAGCCACTCCCGCCGGGGCTTTCAGGCATTACGAAGCATCCCTCGACCTGACGCCTTTCCCGGACTCGCTTATCGGTGTCGCGGATCGCTCACGATCATCGAAGCGGCGAAGTTTTTGGCCTCATCCTCAATCGCCCGGCCGTCACAACGACGGAACCGGCTCCCCGGATATTTCTTTCAGCTCGTTCTCGAAACGTGGCTGCGAATACCGCTTGCCCGTCGGATTGTCCCGCTCAAACTGGTCGTCCACCGTGTACGTGATTTGCCACAGTGCCTTGCGGGTCCGCGTCCCCTTGCGGATCAAGCCCACTACCACAGCATCCTTGACCCCCGCCACCTCGACCGTCGTTCCGATTCCGATCATCGCACACCACCTTTCAAAGTATTGAACCACGCAATTGTCGCCGCCTCCTTGTCAGCCGGGATCGTGCAGTTGAGATCCCGAGCGTTCTGGAAGACCTCCAGCTTCCGCCACGAGGCCGGAACCTCGCATCGCAAGACCAGCGGTCCGCCCTCCCGGTAGCGGCACAGCTCTGTTGGCCGCGACCCGCCCCGGATTGCCTCACGTACCGCTTGACGTTCGGACTCAGTCATCCGGTCCATCGTCCTTGCCACCGCCATCTGGAAACCCGTTGAAGTCATCATCGCAAGTCCCTTTCGTCGTCCGTCAGTCGTTGATCAGGATAAGCCGCACGCACCCGAGATTTTGGCGATAGCGTGCCGTCCCGTCCTCGTCGATTTCCACCAGAGTCAGAGGCTGCCCGTTCCCCAGCGTCGTCACCAGCTTTGCCGGAACGCAACCGGGCGAGCAGCCGATTGTCGAAGCCTCCGTCAAGAATCGGAAGCCGTCCTCCTCCGTCGTGTTCTTCGCCGTCACCGCTTGAATCGTCATGTCGCCCCTTTCGTCATCCGTAGGAATAGCCCGGTCCGCACGTCGCGAACCGGGCAGTTTGAACCGTACGCCTCATTTGAGGACAGCGTCCGCCTCGACCGTCATTTTCGCCGCGTAGGCTTCCGTGAATCCCATCCGCTTCGCGGCCCGCAGTGCCCGCCGCGATCCCTTGAAGCTCCGCAGTTTGTTGCTCACGTTGACCGCACTGTGAATCGTGCCGCTTCGGATCAGGTAGGCCGTTTTCGTTTTCATTCTGTTTCCCTCAGTTCGTCGTCCGTTCGGGGTTCGCAGTCACGTCAACCGCGTTGCGTGTAGTATCGTCTCCGCCACTAGATTCGTCAACCGTATTCGTCAGCGTTTTTTCGGAATCTCGAAAATAGTTCAACAGCTCATCCCGGCTTCCATTCTGGCGAGCATGTCCTTGGCCGCCGCCACCGTGTACCGCACGCCCTCGAAAGTCAGCGTCGTTGCCCGCTTGTCCACCGGGTCCAAGACCAGCGTCCTCAGCGTGTTGATTCGGCTTGCCCACCGCATCGCCGCGATCTCCCCGTGAAGCCCTACCGTCGCCGTTTCGACCCGCCACCCGTCGCCCGTGTGAATCAGCTTGAACGTGTCCGCCACGCCCTTCGGGAGTTTCCCACCGGCCGCGATGCCAGCCCGGAAGACCTTGTCCAAGAACCGCACGTCAGCCGGGACGTTCACCGTGTACTCGTTCGCCATCACTCACCTGTTTTCTTGATCTGGCCGTCGAGCCAGTCGATTGATTGCTGCGCGGTTCCGATGTTGTGTTCATTTCGCGGGCTGTCGCTTTCGGTATACGATCCGAATCATAGACCGATGAAACCCAACCACTCGACGATGCGAGTCGAGCCGCACGCACCACAGCACCTCGAATTGTCCTCGTGTTTTCGTCAGATTTCGACTGCTATACGCGACTGTTCCAAGACCGCTCACGGCATCGCTGAACGACAAGACTCTCACTCGGTCTCCAATCTGCGGAACGCTGAATCGCCTAGCCATCACGCCCCGCCTTTCTTAATCTCGTCATCGAGCCAGTTGATTGAGTGCAGCACGGTTCCGGCGACGCTGGTGTCGTCGCGGAATCGGCCTGCCTCCCTGACCCGCCGCGCGAACTCCCGCAGCCGTGTCAGTTCGGCGGAGATGGCAGGCCATGCGTTGTCTATAGCCCGCTCCCATTCGTATTCACCAACTGGTTCCGTCGCCGCGTGCAGTTCGTCCAGCCGCTTCGAATCGACGGTCATCACGCTCCGCCTTTCTGTTTCGCCGTCCTTCGACGTTCGGCCTCGTCCATTTCGTCCGACGTAAGCCACCCTGCCGAGTCCGGCACGACTCCCATCGGCCTCCGCACCGCGTCCGCCACGACCCTTCTCAGTTCTTCGATCATGCTCGCGGCGTCACGCAAGCACACCTCCAGCACGTCGTCCGGGGCCGTTATCTGATCCGCCAGAATCCGCAACGCTATCGGCATCGCGTCCAACTCCTTCCTGTTCATCGAAACAGCCTCCTGATTGCAATACTCGTTTCGGCCGTCGTCGGCAGCTTGTTCGCCAACACAACCAACCTCTTGAACTCCCGCAGCTCCGTGACCTCGTTTTCGAGACAGCCACGGGACCGGACCAGCCCAGACTTCCCGATTCTGTATGCCCCGCAAGCGTACCGCACGCCGTCCAGCGGCGTCCCAAAGCTCTTCTCCGCTCCACACGCTTCACAGTGTGCCATTTAGTCTCTCCCGTGTTTCGCTAAATACCTATCGGCCATTCTGCGGATTCGTTTCGCCACGTCGGCTCCCGCGAGTTTGTGTAGCGAAGCCTCTTCATCGCTATCCGATCCACCAAACTCCCATTGCTCGACGCCATCCGCTGCCTCATCAAAGGCGCACATCATCGCGTCGCGGTAGTCGGTGTCCGACCATAGGACTGGAGCCGAAGCGGCTTGTTCACTCATTGTTTCACCTCCCCGTAGGTTTCCACCACTGCCGCCGGTTTCACTCGCCGCCGTTGTCGAATCCCGCATGCTCCGACGTTTGCATGTCGCGGGCCTCCCCGCCGTGTCGGGCCGCGTATTCCTTCGCCCGCTTCTCCGTGATCCCGAACATCCTCTGTGAAGCGAACTGGCCGATCCACTGCCATGTCGTCGGCTCTCCCGCCATCGTCGCCGCGATCTGTCGGAAGCCCTCAAGTGTTGCGTCGTTCATCGTCTCACCCTTTCAGTTCGTCGTCCGTTGAAGGGCCCGGCCGGAACATCCGGCCGGGCATTGTCGCCAGCGTCACACCGTTTTGAGCATCCAGCCCTTGTGCATCACCGAAGGTTCGCCGTCTCCGACGAACTCGATCTTAACCCGCGTCCACAAGTCGCCGCATCGGCTCACCCATGTCCGGCCCGTGACAGTCACGTTGACGGCCAGACTCGTGACCCCGAAGGCGTGCCCCGTTGGGATCCGGAACTCGGCAGCGTCCCAGCTCGATTCTTCGAGCCGTTGCGAGATCTGCCATCCGTCCGGCTCGATCACCGAGCCAGCACCCACCACCACCGCGACACCGTAGATTTCAGTCGTTGCCATGATCGTCTCCCAAGTCGTCGTCCGTTTCAGGGGCCGCAGTCACGTTGACCGCGTCGGGAGGAAGTATCGTCTCCCCGCGTCCGATTGTCAACGCAATTCGCCAGCGTTTTTTCGGATTTGTGGAAATAGTTTTTTCCGCACCGCCAGCCGGGACAACAAGACGTGAACCCTCGTCATCCCGACAGACGGCCGTTCCGCGTTCCCTTGGAGCCACCAGACCGGCTCCAACATCAGCCGGTTAAAGTATTCACGTTTCGTCACGGACGGCCTTCCTCAGTCTTCGGACCGTTTCGTAGTGGACCCCGAAGGCGTCCGCCGTTTGGTAGTTGTCCCCCGGATGCGCCAAGATCGCCTGCCGCATCTCCTCCGGCATCCCCGGCCGTCCGGAGTTCCCGGACCTCGCCGACGCCTTCGCGGCCTTCGTGACCTGTTTCTTCTGTGCCCGGAGCCGCGACTCGCACTCCGCCAGCAGCGACTCCGTGACCGCGTCCACCCTCGCCGCGTCCACCAACGCCCGCATCAACTCAACCATCGACCTTTTGACCGCCATGTTTGCACCCTTTCAGATTTCACCGCACGACCGAGGCCCCACCGCGAGGCCCCGGACTTCATTCGATCAAAGCACTGTCGCCGTCACCGGCACGTAGATGTTTCCAAGTCTTCCCGTCGGCCACGTTGCGAACAGTTGAGTACGGAATCCCCATACTCTGACTCAGTTCCCGTTTCGTCTCGCCGGAGGCGAACCTTTTCCGGATCTCATAGACAATCGCATTCGTCAACACCGCACTACCGACCTTTTCACCACGGCAAATCGACTCTGGATGCTTACGTGCCGCGTTACGATCACCCCACGCACACCGGCCCTTGGCGACTCGATCAGCGTTGTTTTCCGCCGACGTCCCGAGAAACAGATGAGACGGATTGACGCACAGAGGAACGTCGCAGCGATGGCAGACGCAGAGCCCGTCCGGGATCGGTCCGTTGGCGACCTCGTAAGCGTGACGATGAGACAGAACCCCGGAGTCCGTCCACTTGATCCGGAACACTCCGTAGCCGTGAGTCCCCTTTCGACCGCTCCACAACCAGCATCCGTCAGACTTGACAACCCGGCTCACGAACCGTTCCTCAACGCTCAGTCGTGCCATGTCAGCGACTCCACAAAGAGACCGTCGAACGCCCTGCCCCAACCAAGAGGTGGCGTTCGACGGCTCAGACGACCTTGCGGTCGATGTTTTGTGTGCTTGAATGGTTGGGGCAAGCGACGTCATTCTAACACCGTTGCGGCGACTGGACAATACGCGGACTCCAAGTCCTGACTCGCCAACGCCGTGACAACCATCATCCCGGACTCAGCCACCGCGTCATGGAATATCTTTCTGTTCCATGAATCAAGCGATTCGAACGCTTCTTGTGGCACAGCCAGCAAAGCGGGGACTCCAGCCGACTTGAACACCGATGCCGCCAACTTCATGCAAATCGACCATCGCTCGCCCGGACTCAAGTCCGACATGAAGCATTGCCCGCGTCGATGCCCTTGCACGACCAGCCGCCCATCGTTCGTGATTTGCACTCCGCACCCGACCGCGTTGATCGGCCCCGCCAGCAGCCAGACCACCTTCGCCGCCGCGTCCCGGATCACGACCGCGTCGCAACCCAGCGACGACGCCTTGATCCTCGCCCTCGTCGCCCGTTCCATCGTCGCTTTGCCGTCCCGAATCTTGGCTCCCGCGATCACCGCCGTTTCCGCCGCGATCTCCGCCACCGAGGCCGCGTCCAGTTCCGCCTCAGTCGGAGGAACGACCGACGGGACCAGTTTGGCCTTTGCCGCGTCCAATCGCTCCCGCCGCACATTCGCGTCCTTGAGAAGTCGCTCCAACTCCTCCAAGTCGCGACGACACCCTCGCTCCGTAGCCAAGGCTTCATCCTGCGCTTTTTCCGCCGCTATCAGCCGGATCCGGGCCTCGCTCCACTTTGCATGATATTCCTCGAACGCATTCTGTCGTTGTTCCACTGTCACGACCTCACCGGACTCTACCACGGCCCGAGCATCCTCCGCGATCCGTGCCGCCTCGACCGCCAGCCGCCCCTGTTCCCGGAGCCGAGCGGAGTTTTGAGCCGCCTCCGTCCACCGCTTTGTCAGAACGTCGCCGTCGCTCTCCGCCGTCAGATCGACCCCGGCCAGCGTCCCTTCGAGCGTCACCGCGTCCTGTTCCGCCCGTGCCGCCTCCGTTTCGATCTCGCGTGCCCCGAACTCCAAGTCACGTTTGACGCCGTCCACGAAGTCCACCGCCGACACCGCCGACACCGCCGCCAGCTTCGCCGTCTTGTCCGTCACGTTCTGTTCGTAAAGATCACCCGAGCCGATCAAGCCCTTCACGGCCTCGACCGTCACCTTGACGCCGAGCAGCGTCGCCAGCGTCTTGATCCGTTGCTTGTCCGCCGCCACCGGGTCTTTCAGGCCGGGATCGACGAACTTGGACAAGTCGAACCCGTCCTCCACCGCCAGCACCTCCAGCTCTCCAGTCCGCCGGTTTTGCCCCTTGCGTCCGACCTTGATCGTAATCCCCAACCCGGAGACAGACCCGCCCTCAGTGCCGTCACGGGCCTCCAGCGACGTGCCGCCGACGGCCAACGCCGTGACAGCCGCCAGCGTCTCCGACTTGCCCGCCCCGTTGGACCCCGTCAGCACTGTGACGTGTCCGGGTCGCAGCGGAATCGAAGCCCGCTCGACCGGGCCGATATTTTCGATCTCAATCGCGAACTCTTCCAACTCGACAGGCTCCACCGCCGCCTTGGCCGTTTTCATCTTCGCCATCGCCGCACCCCTTCCGTTTCGTGTTTCTTCACGGTCTACGACCGATCCGACAACACAACGACGGCGGAGCAAAACGGATCACGGAACCCGCCCGAATTATTCGCGACGGCCGTAGCCCGCGAAGACGCCGATCCAGTCGCCCTCCGGCTTCGTGGCGAGGTAGCACGCGAACGTCTGCTCCGCTTCGTCCACCGGAAGGAACAGATCGTACCCAGACAGCACCAGCCGAGCCGCGTAATCGACTCGGCAAGGCATCGGGCAGCCGTCGAACGGTCCGCCTCGCAGGTCGAACAGAACCACGCCGGGAACGACCTTCGCGACCTTGAGAGCCCTGTGAAGCCGCCGGACTGTGATCGGATCTGACACTACTTACACTCTCGGCAGAGGACGCCCGTCCCGATTTCCCGGTACAGTTCTGTCGCTTCGACAAGCTGGGAGCATTTGCGGCAGTTGCCGACGATGTCCACTTGCACCGTGTAATGCAGTGCCCGGCTTCCTTCTACCATCGCTTCGGCCGCACGGACGCCAAGGGCCTCCGAAGTCGCGATCACCCGACGGACCTCCGGGCCAGTGTAGGTCGATAGGTAGACGTCGTAAATTCGTTCGCGTTGCCCAAGCATCTCGGCCTCCGTGCCACACCTTACCCCGCCTCCTCACCGTCACGCAAGCCGATGAACCGCGACGTAGACGCCCGGCTCCCCGTATTCCTTCCGCAGCGTCTCCACGACGATCTGCGAATCGTCCACGTAGACGATCCCCGACATCGCGTCCTCGACCGCCCTAGCGAGTTTCAGGACGTCCGGCTTCGACACCGGCCACTTCGGAGCCGATCCCTTGAGAACCTCTTCGTTTTTCCCGGTCCCAAAGTGCCCCTTCGGCCGAGCCACCCGGAACGTCAAGACCACCGACACCGCCCCACTTGTCGGCTCACGCCCGGCCATCGCAGCAGTCGCCGCGTCCGCGACCGCCGCCTTCCATCCCTTGGCCTTCGGATTGTTGTCGATCACGCTCACGACCACGCCGCCGTTCGGCCTTCGAAACGGTTCCCGCGTCTTCCGGTTCAGCGGGACGAAGGCGTTCTTCGATCCCGCTGGCTCCGGCTTCCCGGAGACGTCCATCGTCAACCATACTCGCAGCATCCGAGGCCCCCTCACCTAGAACGGTAGCACTGTCTTCGGGACGCACGCCGCCCCGACTTTGTCGATGACTGCCGCATCCCAGTCACCCAGCACGTCGCCGCTTCCGTTCGCCGCTAGGTAAGCCCGCATGTCCGCCACAGCCGCCGCGATTGCCTTGGGCCGCGTGTCGTAAGACGGCCGCAGGATTGACGGGTACGCCCCGATTTCCCCCGCCTCCCCTCCGGAGTCTTCCGCGACCATCCAGCCCGACCGCCACCCGCCCCGCTTATCGACGACGATCACGCTGGACGCCGGGTACTCGCCCGGCTCAATCTCAATCGTCTCGCAGCCCGCCACGATGTCGCCCTCAGAATCTACGGCCTGATCACCGTAGCAGCCGACTCGATGAAGATCCGGCTCGCCGCACGTCTTGCACTCTTCTACGTCGAGACCGAACCATTCGCGGCACTCCTCACAATACAGATGCGTAGGCTCGCCAGCGACCTGCGATTCCGCGACCACTAACGCCGCACCGTCGTCACCCACCCACGCCGTCACCACGTCGGCAAGCTGCTTGAGTTTCGCGGGACCGAGTCCCTTGATCTTGAGTTTCCCGGCTCGCAACGCGGGCCAGATGTCCCGGCACGTATGCAGCCCCTCCGCCGCCAGAATCGCCACCACTCCCGGCGGAACCGCGACCATCTCGTCCTTCTCGCCCGGAATCGAGATCGACCCCAGCCGCGCGTCAATCCTCCGCACACCCGCCGGGATCTCCTCCGGCTTACCGGTCGTCAGCTCGTCGTCAGGCCCCGCGTCATCTGGCGAGACCTCTCCCGCGACCGCCACCGGTTCCGACTCCACGCCCGCCGCCGGACTTGCCTTGACCGCCACCACTGGAGCTGGAGCATCATCGAACGGCAGAGCCATCTATCCGGACGCACGATCCCGAACCAGCTTCCTCAGATGCTCAATCGCCGCCTCGAATCGTTTCTTGGCCTCTTTCCGCACCGCGTCCGCGTCCGCCAGCTCCGACTGAGCGTAGGCCGCTTCCTGCTCCGCTTGGCAGATCATATCGTCCGCCACCGACACACCGGAAAGCCGGGCTTTGAGCGTCGCGATTTCTCGCCTCGCGACCAGCAGTTCTTCGACACCGTCCACCGCACCCAAGTCACTCATTCTATTCGTCCGATCCGTTTCGCGTCCGCACCCAAGTATCCGGCAGAACGCCCGCCGGACTCCCCACTGTTCACAATCCTCTTGACGTGTTCTGGCAGCCCGCACGCGATCCGCACGACCGCCGGGCCGTCGTGCCCGCTCGCCCCGTTCTCGACCGCACAGAGACCCCTCAGCGGCCTCACGTCGTCAGCCGCCACACCCGACGACATCAACGCCTTGTAAGTCGTCTCGAAGTTCTTCCTCAACCACGTGTCCGTTTTTTCCCCGGCCGGAGTCCCGCAGAACTCGACCCACCCGCCC